TTGATTTCAACTTCGCCTGGCTTCTTAGGTAAGAAGTCTGACAAATTAAACAAGCCATGTTGTTTGATAGCCGCATTTTCTGCATCGCTCAATGGACGCTCACGACGTGCCCAACTTGATGTTGAGTAGTCAGCATATCCGCCTTTTGAACCTTTCTTCATACGATAGTCTAAACCATGTACATAGTCAGTTGGCAAATCTTCCAATTCTGGATCGACTAATGCCGCACGAATTGATGTAAAGATTTGTGGGCCGATAATGAAACGGCGGATTGGGTTTTCTGGTTGGTCTTCAGATTTTTCACCAAGTCCGTCTTCTACAACGAAACCTTGGAAAATGTAACTGCGTTTCTTCCAATACTTACGACCCATATCTTCCAACGCAGGGTCTTTAAACCATCCACGTACTTCTGATAGGATTGGGCAAGTATCGCCATACATTTCTACGCATGGTACTTGAACGATTACTTGTTTGCTTTCTGATTCACCTTTGATTCCAGCGAATGGCAATTTAATCATTGCTCGTTCTGCCCAGAAGAAAGTGTTGTCTTGATTACCGTCTGGTAAAAAGCGTAGAACTGCTTCATCGCCTTCTTTCAAATTCCAAAACGGATAAATTGATTTGTCACCGCCTGAACGGTTATTGTCTGAACCTTTTGACTCAGATGCCTTTAATTTTGCACGAATTTCTGCCAAAGTTGCCATAATATATCTCCTATTGTTAGCCTTTGTTTGCTTCTTTATTTGCCTATAGTTGTTCTATCACCCGATAAAACAAAAAGCGCATACATGTTATTGTATACGCTTTTATTTAGCAGAGCAAGTAAAATCTTGCCCTAAATGTGAGTATTTTACTCGATTATCTTGATAATTGAATAATACGTGCTAAAGATTGATCTTCGCCGTAACTTACACTTTCCTTAGCAGGAACTGCTGGTGCCGCAGGAGTTTTCTTCTGAGCGGCTTGTGGTTGATTAGCTAACTCTGGGCTTGAGAACGCTGTTTGCGCTTTAGCTTGGTTAGTATTCCATCCCCAATCGCCTTTCTGGAATGTTGGCTTCCATGTGCCTGGTAGTTTACCTGCACGAGTTTGCTGTCCACCGGTATACTCATAACGAGTACCTTTAACCCACATTTCTTGTCCAGGTTTTGGATTTGGAATTGCGGCTAGTTCTGGAGGAACACCTGCTTGTGCTGGAGCAGTTTTTTGTCCTGCTTGCCCGCCGAATTGTTTTTGTGCGGCCTGTGTTAATGGACCCATTACACCGTCAGCTTTGATCTTAGCACCCTTCTTAATCAACTCTTGTTGTAGAGCTAATACTTTAGGATCTGGTTTAGCCGGTACAACTGGTTTCTTTTGAGCGGCTTGTGGATCTGCTGGTTTAGCCGGATCAGCGGCCGCTTTACTTGCCGCATCGATAGCCGCTTGTGCATCACTTAGTGCTGTTGCAAGTTCTGGTGGAGGATTTTCATTATTACTATTAATCTTTGCCATCAAGTCTTGAATTTGTTTAATAAGTGCGTCTTTTTCTGGATTAGCCGCTGGAGCCGCTGCCGCAGGTTCTGCACCGCCTTTATTAACTTGCCCCATGTTAGGACCAACTTCTGCTTCTAATAAAGTTAATACATTTAGCATGTTAGTGAAACTTTCTTTTAGACCAATGCCACCTGCCTTTGGACTTAAACTATACATACTAGGAGTAGCTTGTCCTGCCTGACCTGCCGCACTACCTGACATGGCTTTTAGTTTGTCAACTAAAGTTTTTAATTGCGCCATATCTGCTGTGTTAGCTTGTGCTACTTTATCAGCTGATACTTTTGAAAGTGTATCTGCTGTTGCTGTACCGTCTGGGTTAGCATCAGTTACACCGCCACCAAACAATCCACCAAATTCACCTTTAGTCATTCTACTAACAATAATAGGATCTGTTGGATCTGCTTTACCAATTTTCTTTTGAACTTGTGGACTTAACTTTGCCCATGCTTGAGCTTGTGGGCTACCTTCTGGCCATGGATTAGGAGTACCTGGATTCATTCCTGGCTGTAATGTATTCTGAGCCATTTGTTGTGGATCTAAACCACCTACATCGGCTTCGCCCATATATTGCTTTAGTCTACTTACTGACTCTAACAATTCCTGTTCTGTAATTTTTTTCATATTAATTCCCAAAGTTAATTTTGCTCATGATATCTTTCATCATGTCTGCTGGATTCATTTGACCGCCAGGAAATTGTACGTTCTGGTTAGGTACTTGTTGCTGTGCTTTTTGTATTTGTGGCATGATTTGCTTTTTAATAGCATCGCCTGCCGCTTGTGGATTATCTTGCAACGCTTTTAGTTGTTGCATTAACACATTCATATCAAACGCTTGTTGATCTTCTTCCACATCGTGTGATGTGTGTGATACACCAGCAAGTTTTTTCATTCTATCATGCTCTTGATTTACATCAGTACTTGGATCCATCTTTTCGATCATCTTCAATACTTTGTGTAAATCGTCTTGGCTAGCATTTGGAAACTCGCCATCTTTAAAACCTTTTACAATTTTAGTTTTAGCACGAGTTCCGCCGATAGTGAAATTCTTTTCTTGTGGATTCCAAAAACCTGAAATGCTTCTTAAAATATCGTGTGCGCCATTGCCTGTACTTGATGGATCTTCAAATCCACACTCCATTGGAGTCAATCCACACTCACGAATAGCATCGTGCAATGACATAGTCTTATGACCAAAATCCATTGTTGTATCTAAGTTAGCACCACATTCTTTAGCTTGAATAAATTTAGCTTTTAATTTTGAAGTGTTTATACTTTCAGCAACTGGTGCTGGTGCTGGCACTTCTTCTGGTGGAACTGCGGCAGCTTCTGGAGGTGCTTCAGGTGCAGGAGCCGCTGCCTCTGGTGGAGGTGCTAACGGTGCTGTATCTGCTGGAGGTTGGTCCATGTCTTGCCCGCCAACTTCGCCTTCGCCGCCAAAGTGTAATTGTGCTTCAATCTCTGGAGCATTTTTTAAAATATACTGTTGAACTAATGGACGAGCATCTAAGTCTGGATCTAAATCTTTTAATGTTTGTAAAAATTCTGGATCGTCGATTAGGCCTTTTAGACTTTCAATAGCATTAATGCCTTCTGGTCCGCCTTGCAATTCACTTGCAATGATTTGATTTAATTTTTCAATAGCGGCTTGTTGTACTGCTTTGTTAGGACTGAATAAAGTATTTTCACCTTCTTCTTCATCCTCGTTTACCATGCTATTAAAGAAATTTTCTAAAGCAATTTCTTCTTTAGTCAGTTTTTCTGTTTCACGACGAGCTTTGTCGCTTAGGTTAGTAACCTTGCCGCGACCTTCTTTACCACTTGCTTTTTTCCACTCGCCTTCTTCTTTCCAGCTAACAACTTTACCGTCTTTGTCTTTGACTTCTGTACGCTTTTCAGCTAACAAATCATCTGCTGTTAGTTCTTTAACAGGAACTTGAGCTTCGTCTACTAAACGGAAAATGTATGGAAATGCTGTGCGTAAGTCTTCGTTGAAAGTACGAATTGTCAAACGATCAATTAGGTCATCCATGATTTCTTCTGGAATCATTTCTTCTTCACGAGCTTCAAATGACTCTGCAAACTGAGCATAGTAAGCAGGACGTTGTAACATGCTTACTTCTTTTTTAATTGTTTCAATACGCTCATACACTACGTCAGTGATACCGCCCATAGCTTCTGCTAGGTTTTCATTGCGGCTAACATAGCCTTTAAATTTGCGTAATTGTGCTAATTCTTCACTTAGGCTTGTAATGTGCTTGCCAATGCTGTCATATGGATTGCCACCAGCTTTGATATGTTCTGCTAAAGCACGAGCACCATTTAAATGTTTGAAAGGATATTTAAAACGTTCGCCTTCTGCGTTTTCAACATAAATGCTTTCAATGTGCATTGTACGTCCTGCGGCAACGTCTGGGTTAACAGGTTGACTGTGTTTAATTACCAATCTTGCTTCACCCAAGTCTTGGTAACTTAGCTTGCTAGTACCATACATTTTACTTTCCATCATAGGTTGTTCTTCCTTGCTTTTTGCCTGATACTCGTAATCACGTTTATCTAAGTTACTCTTACCAATGTTCTGTACGTCAAAATTTAGCAGGCGATTTCTTGCAAATTCGCGAAAACTGCGAATAAACTTAAAGGCACTATGGTGCTTATCACGCATAATGTCGCCACTTACTTGCACAACTATACCGTCATCTTCGTCCAATGTAATTGCCACGGTGCCCAAGCTCTGACCGTTTTCTTTGTACTCAAATTCAAAGAAGCGAGCCTGTGGAATTTCTTCCTTTTTGCTTAGAACCTTGGCGTTTTCGTCACCAATTTTGATGCTTGGAAAACGTGTTTGGATTTTGCCGTATAAATCTTGTGCAACTTTATCTAAATTAGTGTTCATGTTATATTTATGCTAGGCCCGTTGAAATGAATATAGGTAAGGGCGGTTCGAAGTCAGCATCTTCACCCCAATCACTAGACACTCTCAGCTGTTCAAACACGGCAGGATCCCATTCTGCTAGTAAAGCACTCATGCGAACTAGCAAAAGGACAGCGGCTACTAAGTCATCGTGTTGTCCAACTTTAGCCTTGAAACTTGTACCTGCGGCAATGTATGTTTTAAGTTCTGAAATTAAAGGGCCACTATTCAGCTTCATTTTGCCTTCTTCAATTAGATACTTAACTTTGGCACAGGCCGCAATTTTAGTGCCAAATGTAGTGTTAAATCCTTTACGGAATTTCTTAACGTGACCTTTACGCATAGGCTCACTTAGGAACAATCCTGGGAATGTTTCCTCGCCCAAGTTGTCAATAACCACAAGAGCACTTTCACCTACTGTGTTATTTTCCACGCTCCAATATATTTGATTGAAGCTTTCACCGCCTAGTTCATCTGCGATATATTTCAGCACATCGCGCAAAATTTTAACTTGTTGTTGTATAGGTGTAATGTTGTGTTGCCACTCTGCTACTTGTATCATGCTAGGCATTTCAAACACTTCGATAGCACCGTAGTCTCCGCCTGTACCTAAACTTGGATCGAGCGCAACAAGATACACATGTCCTTGTTCTGGTTTCTTCCACCATTTAACCTGACCCATTTTTAGTATAGGTTCACGTCCTAACATCTCTGCAAGTTTTAGTGAGTTAATGAGTGTTTCGTCAAATACCAAAAACTCGCAACCATACTCACGACGGAAACGTTCTTCACCGATACGCCCCATCTCAACTGCTTTCCAGTTATCGTCACGATCTGGATGTTCATACCATTCAGCACGGAATCCATGGAATCCATTGCGACCTAGTCCGTCTTCTTTAGTGTTGCCATACTCGTCATACAAGTCCTGACTTTCTTTCCAAATAATAGCAAATTCGTCTTCGTCACTGTTAGGTGTTGAGGTAATAATCGCACGACCACCAGTTGCTAGTGTTGGGCTGATAGATGTCCAAAACTCTGTTGCAATATTAGGTTGAACGAATGCAAACTCGTCACAGTATAGTAAGGATATAGACATACCACGACCAGTATTACCGGTAGTAGTTGCTGATACAATTCTTGAGCCGTTATCAAAATCAATACTCCCTTTGTTATAACTTACCACGCCAGCACGTAAAAAGTCTGGACATAGTTCGTACCCATAACGGATACGTTGCATAATTTCCTGTGCGCCTGTGTATTTGTGTGCGGCCACTAGAATAGTTTGATCAGGATGGAACATAGCATACCATAGTAAGTATGCACTCGCACAAGTTGTCTTACCACTTTGACGTGGAAGCATGTTAATGTTAAAACGATAATCGTGATAACTGTGTAGCAATCTTACTTGATAGTCAAATGGTTCAAACAGCACTTTACCTTTAACAGGGTGCTGAATGTGAAAGAAGTTTTTAGCAAAGTGGATATACCCAGTCACAGGATCAGCACACGCTAATAAATGCTGTACTTGTTCTTCTGTGAACTTTTCTTTACTATGCGCCTTTTTGGTTAAGACGCCGTCTAGTGATTTTGCCATACTTTATTTAATCAAAAAAATAGACTCCGAAGAGTCTATTTGGCACTGTTAAACAGAGTGCTAACTGCGACGAATTTAACCTCTTAGCATTTTAGCTAATTTAAGAATATCAGCTGATTCGTTGATAGATTCATTGTAGTTATCATGCTTGTCACGGATAGCATCTAGTTCTTTTTCACTAGCACCTTCACGACCCGCTTTAGCTAACTCTTTCATTCCATCTTTGCCGTATTTTTCATTACCCTTGGCCGCACGACTCATAGTCTTTTTATCGCTGGCTTCTTCGATTGGTTCGCCTTTGATTTCTTCGTACATAGCACGTAAGCGACTTGTCAACCCTTCCTGCATTGGGTTTTCACCGCCGTTTACTTTACGTGGATGTGCATGTCCTTTGCTGGCCATATCGTCACCTGTAGCTGTTACAGCTTCGATACCACTTGTGTGCGTATCTGGACTGTTAGCATATTCTTCTTCCATATCAAGATCTATCATTGGTTCACCTTCGTCATGTTCTGCACCTGGTTCGCCAAATACTACATCGTCGTGTTCGCCGCCGCCTTGTTCGATATCGCGTAAAATAGCCATCAAATCTTTAATACCACCTGAACCGCTACCGTTCATGCTGATATTCATAGTAACATTGTCTTGTTGCTTAGGTTGTTCAGCATGACCGATTGCAACTGGCATACCGCCACACTCATCGACAGGTGCATCCACACCTTCCTCAATAGCTTGTAGCTTTGACATTAAGTCTTGTAAATTCATTATAATACTCCTTTAGCAGTAGGTACTTTAACCTGTTTAGTAAAGATATTCTTAACATTGGCTGTTACCTTTGCTTGTTTAGCAGGAGTTTCCTTTCCTGGTTTAGCAATACCTTTAGCCAAGATTTCATCATTAGTACCAGTAACTTCTGTACCTTGATGCTTGGTCTTTGTCAATTCTCTTAAGAAATTTTCTTTCTTCTTTTCGCCTACTAGTTCTTGATGATTACTAGCTTCGTAGTCTGTTCCAACTAATGCTTTGCCTGTCTTCTCATCGTGCTCGTGATTGATAGCATGTTCTTCTTCTTCTTTTAAGTTACGAACTTTAACACGACTTTCAGCAATTCCAACATGTTCTGCTACCATATTACGCACTTGTAAGCTAGTTGCAGGATAACGTGTGCATACATCAAATACAGTCATAGAACAATTTTTGTGCTCTGGAAATTCACTGTGATGTTCTTGGATAGGTGTGCTTTTACCAGCACTGCAAGATTCTACGTGGAATTGTGTCAATGCTTGCTTGATGCTTGATGAGCAATCTTTAGGGCAGTCGCCAGCAATTTTTACCTTGAATTCGTAAACTTTCTTGCTTTCGGTTAAGTATTCTTTAAATGATTTCATAGTTGGATCCTAGTACTATATTTATTTCATATTCTTTAATTTTTCAAGCAAGCTGTTACGATCTGTGATAATAACACCGTCACCCTGGATGTTAATTCCTTCGTCAGTATTAGCCATATCTTGGTCTAATTTCTGTTTTTTCAACTGGAGATCAATCATCTTTAGTTTTTTATCTAACTTGGCAGTTTTAGCTTGGATAGCGTTGCCCAACATACTTGCGGCTACTTCAAACAAACGTCCGCTATAACGAGCTTCGACGTTCATACCTAAATCCATGATATCTTCATAAGCTTCTGTGGCTTTTTTAGCTAGATCATCCAGCTCGCCATCAGCCATATCTCCAAGGCCTTTTACTTGTGGCAGGGCCGCAGAAATTTTATCAAATTCGCTGATGTCACGTAACAAAGGAGCAACATCAGGCTTGGCCTGCTTCTTTTCCTCGTCTTTGACGATCTTCTTGCTTTCAGGTAAATTAAGGACTTCTTCAAGTTTTTTAGTCATACAATTACTTATGCCTAGGTCTGGCTGAATATATCATTTTCGTTAAGAATGCGAAATGATAAGCCTTGTTGTTTGCACCAAAGATTGGCAGCGGCCCACTTGGCTTGATTCTTGACAAACTGTGCTTGATTATATTTGTTCTTGCCCACACGTTCTAGTATGGTCTGACTTGCAGGTTTAATTTCAACTATTTCGCTGAGTATGCGATTTTTCTTATCTACATACTGTATAAAGAAATCTGGCACATAAACTGTTTGTCTGCCTGTTAAAGGATCTCTATAAGGAATCTGTACTGCTTCACTAGCCCATTTAAGTATGCTAGGATTAGTATCACAGAATCGCATGAATGTATGTTCCCAACTGCTACGATACGTTGGAACCTTGGTGCCAACATATTTTGCGGGGTTAGTCATGGCATATTTGCCTCGAGCAAATTTTGAAGGCATATTAAACTAGTATGTTGCGACTTTCGTAGTTGTCAGCTAAAGGTGCAACCCTGTAGCCTAACAAACTGGTCTTTTCTCTGTAGGAGTTAATAATCTGCGCTACAATTTGATTAAGCTGGATGTCTGTCAAGTTCTTTAATTGATCTAACAATTCAAAAACATTAACATTATCTGCTCGTGCTTGATTTAATAATACAATAGCTGTGCTTCTTGCACTTTCTGTATCAAACCCACGCTTCTGAAAAAATGCCACAGTAGCATCTATTTCTGCCGCAGGAAAACTTACTTGGTTAGCAAAGAACTTGTCAAAGAATGTTCTAACATCAATAGGTACTGTAGGTGCTGGTGTAGGTAAATTTGTTGCCATATTATATTCCTAAGTTTACCACAGTAGCAGTTGTGTTAACAGCATTAGCGGCATTAGTTATAGGAAATGCAATACCTTGTATTCCGCTTACACCTTGTGTAGTGCTATTAGACAAGTTTGCTACATTTGCAGTATTTGTTGTTTGAGTATTTTGATAACCGTTAACTGTGTTAATCACATTGTTTAAAAATTGTGAAGCATTACTGCTGATTAGTTGATTGTTATTAAAGTTAGGAGTTATACCTGTATTGCCTCCGCCTGTTAATGGGCTAGGAGTTTGATCGTAGTGCTCTATACCGAACCCTTCAACTGTATCGCTCGATACAACACCCTGGCCATAACTCACTGCTTCAAAAGTTAAAATCATACTTGATTCATGTGTTTTGCTACTGTCATACTGAACAGTCTTATGATCCCAAGTTTTAATAATTGGATTCCACAATTTATAACTTACATACTCGTGTCTGCTCAATTGATAGATTGTTATGTAGTTAAAAAATGGCTGTGTACTTCCGTTGTCTAGTCCGTAGTTTGTTGTTATATAATTTGAATTACGTGTAGCTGTTCTATCGTACGCACCTGCTTGGCCTGCACTGCTAGGATCTGCATAGTAATAACTATAATAGTTTTGCCACATTTGATTTACAACACCCATGTTATCATCGTTAAATGTGATAGTCATGTCGTCATATTTTAATAGACTTTGTACATTTTTCTTTCTGTTGTACTGTTGTACTTGTTCTACTGTAGCTGTAAACTTAGGTAGCGTTACACTTTTTACCAACATATTAAGTTCGTTTCTATGACGTTGTACTAGGTCAATAGTTTTTAATGCGGCAGGGTTAATATTAAACGCCACATGAAATTGAAAGTCTAATTTAGGTGCAAGCCTAAACTGATCATCTGCAAATAATCTAGCCGCGTGTTCTTGATCACGTAGTGTAATGTGCTGATCTGATGTTAATTGATTGGTAGGTGTGAAAGCCATACAAATATTTATCGAAAGAATAAACTACGCATATTATGATTATTCAATAAAATGCCCACCTGAGTGGGCATTGATATTAACTACCTAAAGCGTTTGTACCGCGAGCTTGTACGAAGCCTGGAGTACCAAATCCTGCTGTAGCACCCTTCTGAACAGCGTTGTCCATTTGAATACTTAGTTCGATCATTTGTGGATCGTTTGTCTTGTATTCTAGTGTACCGTAGGTTGTTTTCTGTACATAGCAACCATAACATTCCCATGTTTCAAGAACGTTAGTAGTTTCTGCACCGTTACCACCGTCTAGGATTTCGATACGCATTGTGAACTTGTAGTCACCAGCTGATGCGGCAGAACTTTGTTCAAAGAAGTCAAATTGCTTCTGGTTCTGTTCGCCAACTAGTTTGCTAACTGCACCTGTAACATCGTCACGTAGTTTAACAGTGATTGCTGTCCACTTTGGTTTACCAGCATAGTGAATACGGCTGTTGTAAACATCGATAACAGTGTCTTCAAACTCAACTGTTGGCTTGCCTGCTTCTGCTACTTGCTTTGTTAATTCTGTTGTTGATCCTGATACGCCAAAGTTTTCAAATTGAATTCTAAAGCGATACTTCAACTTAGGCATTAACTGCCCTTGTGTTGTGGCGCTTTGATTACTTGCTAGCGGTACAGTGAATCTTGATAGTGCTGCGATTGACATTTATATTCTCCTAATTATACACCGCCCAAGCCTTTGATAGCTCCGGTATTTTTCAAGCGTAATGGAATGTAGATAAACTCTACGGCCTTAACTGGCTCAATAGCAATATCTAAATACAACTCACTGCGATCGATACGTGCAGGTGTGTTATTACTTGTGTCACACACAACTAAGTAGTCATAGATAGCACGTTGGCCAACTAATTCTAACAATAGTTTTTCTGCGGCTTGTTTAATCTCATTACGTGTGATTGTGTCGTTTGGTTCAAAGATGTATGGTTTAGCTAGTTCTGATAGTTGACGACGTAAGTAAACAACTAAACGAGCTACGTTAATACGATCCAATGAACTTGCTGTTAACTGACGTGTCTTCTGACCGTAGTTTACAAGACCTGTTCCTGTAATGTATGTTAATGGGTTAACATGGATGCTAGCAAGTGTATCACGTTGTCCTGTGTTTAGGGCAACTGAATGGAACTCGCCGGTTGCGCTGTTAACATAACCAACTGAGCTAGCATTTGTAATACCACCACGACGTGTACCTGCTGGTGCAAACCATGGATAAGAAACATTGTCACTTAGGCTAATTGTACGTAACATGATGTGGCTTGGAGGAACAACAATGTTATTACCTAGCAAGTCTGTTGTATAGCCCCATGGATAGAACACACCTAAGTATGCATCTGTAGTTACTAGACCTTTATCATTATCTTCTAATGCACCTGCTACGTTGTTACCCCAATTGCTTAATGTTGTAGCATCTGGTGATAAACGTGCTGGAGTATCGCCAACGATAAACGCTGTCATGCCGCGGTCTGTATTTAGACCAACTAATGCGCTGATTGTTTCTGGATAACCTGGGCAACTAATCAAGTTAAACACACGTGATTCTTCATCACGGATTTCTTGGTTAGCATTGATCAATGATTGTAATGCTGTTAATACAACCTTACGTTGTGCATGACGTCCAAATGTGCCTGAACCATCTTCTTGGTTAGCGGCATCGCTGATCCAACGATGTGGATAGTAATCAGTCATTTGCTCGTCTGATTGACGATGGTTACGTGCTGTTGTGTCAACATAGTTTTGTACAAACTTCTTAACGTTGAAACCTGAACGGCGTAAGTTCCATAGCAACATACCTTTTGGATATAGTGCAGGATCTGGTGCGTCAAAGTCTAAGAAGTTGCTTGATAACAAGTCAGCAATTGAACTAGCATCTGGGCCTTCTACATCTGAGCCTGGACCTGTTGTCCAACGTGCATCATGGAATAATACTCCGTTTTCACTTGTTTGATCTGTGTTGTCAAGTAGTACCCACTTCTTAGTCAAATAGTTATATTTGTAAATTTGTGGATAATTTTCTAAGTCAGCTGTGCTGATCCATAAGTCACCGTTAGCTAATGCTGTACCATCACTTTGTAGTGTTGGCTCTGTAGCACTAACGATCGGACCCATTGGGTCAGTAGTTGATCCACCTGCTTGGTTCTGAGTATAGTTCAAATAACCAACCCATGTTGAACCATTGTGTACCATGATATCAACTTCATCAACGATGCTGTTATACCATAATGTTTGATCCGCAGGGATCTTAGTTGGAGGCATGCTACTTGCTACTGCAAATGAACTTGTACCAACTGTTGCTGTCCATAGAGTTGCAACAAAGTGATGTCCGTCTGAGTTAACAGGATCTAAGTAGAAATTAGCAGTTGTTGATACGCTAAAAATCTTACCAATTGGGTTGTTTGCAGATTCAGCAAGTGCAAAATCTCCGCCTGCTTGATGACTAATAACAATTTGATTTGTTGAAGTCTTAGTAGCTACTAAATTTGAGTTAGGTAGTGCGGCTGTAAATGCTGTTAAGAATGTGTCAGCATCGCCTGCATTACCTGCGGCTGTAAATGATACAGTAGTTGCACTGCTTAGTGTGCTACTACCAACTAGGCTTTCGCTAACAGTAAATGTGTTAGTACCAGCTGTAAATGTGCCGCTGCCAACTGGGCTAGATGTAATTACTGTTGCACCAACACCGCTACGTCCATAAATCTTGAAGTTAGCTTGTAGTGGAGTGCCTTCGTCATCATTGTATTTTACATACACTGTGCCGATTGCTAGGTTAATACCGCCACCATTAGCATCTAATCCTGCTAACGCACTTGCGTTATCTTTGAATAGTTTAACTGACTGTGTTAACCATGTACCACTTGCGGCATTGTATTTCTTAATTGCCCAATCAGCACCTAAGTTAGGACTTGTTGTCTTAACCCATAAGCTACCTGTTGGAGCACCGTTTGCTGTACCAGCATTGTCAGTGATCTTGTATGTTGGAACTTGATAGTGTGGTCCCATTGCAAGTTTTGGAGCTTGGTAAGTTGTAGAACTTAAACCTACTTTAGTTACTGCTGTACCGCTTAGTACAATGTCTACGCCTGTTGAATACAAGAATAACTTGTTGTTAAGCACAGCGGCTGTTACGCCTGATACGTGTGAACCTAATCCTGAAACAATACCGCTTAGGTTTGTAAATCCTGTTGGAACTGAGTAACCGTTAACAACAAATGTATCTGTGTTTAACAATGTTGGGTTGCTTGCTGTACCAGCGGCTGTTGGCCAACTTGCTGTCCAGCTTGGAGTTCCTACTTCTACCCATGTACCAGCGGCTGTGTTTGTTTGATACTTCTTCATCCACAACTTGTTCAATGTTGTAACTGCTACAACTGCATAATCACCAATAGCACCTACGCTTGGTAGTGGTGCTTTAGTGCTTGGATTAACTTTGGCATTGTCTGTAATTACAGTAACTTTTTGTACTGTAAATGTTTGTCCACCGGTTACTGTTGCTGGGTTTGCATCCCACTCAAAAATACCAAACTTGGTATCTGCTGTATCAAACCAGAATGTACCATCTACTGGAGCACCTGTTGGGCTATCTGCTTTAGCATCTAATTGCTTTAAGTCTAAATCAGCACGTACTACATAAGCACGATTGCTAACGCCTAAGAAGCTGTATGCGGCTTCTAAGCCATATTCGTTTTGTTCACCTGCGTGAATTGGATTGTTGTTGGCATCTGTCTTGAATACAGGAATACCAAAAGTATCTGATAAATCTTTTTGACTGGTTAGTAAATAAACTTTACCAGCATTTGCTTTTAACGTGCCAGGTGCTGTGCCTGTGCCCGCTCCGTTTTGTTTGCCTTCTTCAGAAGCAACGATGATTAAAGGTACGGTTCCTGCGGCCGCCGGAGTATAGAACGATTCGTCTATAACTGTTACGCTTACGCCTGGTGAACTAAGTTGTGCCATTTTGTGATCTCCATGAGTACATGTTCTTAATGTATTTATGGCATTTGGAGATTTTATACCTGTTATACTAGTTCAAAAAGGTTCAAAAAAGGCTTAAATATTATATGAGACCTTTATGCACTTGCGGACGTCAGCCTTTAGCTATCAACTACTATAAGGAGGGTAAACCTTTTTATAGAAGTCAGTGTGGGCTGTGTTTAAGAGGTGTTAAAGTGCCTAGGTGGCAGTATGCTGGTTATAAACCAAAACTAGCATGTGACAAATGCGGGTTTAAAAGCCCGCATAAGGAAGTGTTTAATGTGTTTCATGTAGACGGCGATTTAAACAACTGCCGTCCTAGCAACCTTAAGACTGTATGTGCAAACTGTCAGAAAGTCCTACATAAAGAGGGCGTTCGTTGGCGTCAAGGGGATCTTGTACCAGATCTCTAACCTTGGCAAACAAGTCATCAATACTGCCATCATTAGTTAGTACAGCATCAAAATCAGTCCCGACCCAAGCAGTTTCGCTTGCGTGAATTTTGTACTTGTCCAACTCTGCTTTGCTCAATGCCCATGAAGTGTTACGTACAGGACCTCGATTAAAACTCACTGCGGCATCGTACCACGCAGGTTCTTCTCCACGTTTTACACGGATAACCATACCGCCTGCTGACTTAATTGATTTGATTTCGTTAGGGAAACGACAGTCGCTGATGACAATATTATCAGTACTGTTGCGTAGTTTATTTTCTAGTGCGGCGATCCAAATATCATCATGGAACGCTTTGCGACAAACTTCTGTACCCCAATATTGTAAGACCCATCGTGGAGTCAAATTGGGCATATTCAAACGTTCTGCCCACCAAGGATCTACTTGTTCACGCCATTCACGGGCTTGTTTTGTGCGCCCTTCTAACATAGTTCTGTCCCAACCAAAGACTTGTGCTACTGCGTCTTTTAAACTGTTGGCAAAACTTTCACGTCTAAATTCATGGAAATTAGTAAGATAATCGGCAATAGTATCTTTGCCTGAACCAATAAAACCGCACACACCAATAATCATAGAGCCCCCTAAGTTAGCTCTAGTATATAACAGTTTTATTACAAGGTCAAGATTTTTCTTAACCAGTTATGAAATAATAGCCCGAACCGCCTGCTGTATAGTCCATTACTTCTTTGTCTAGCTTTTCAAAATCCTCTTTGGCTGAACTCAAAAGGTCTTTACCATTCAGTGTAATGCCGCCTGATCCTGGGCCAGCAATTTGTGCGAACTTGTTACGTGCTTCGCCTAACATAACTTTACAAGTTGCTAGAGTATAGTCCTTGAGCCATTGCTTGGCATAGATGTCTTGGAGCAATACCCAATCTGGACGGAAGTTATAACTTTGTACAAGAATCTGTTCGCCCTGGGCAAATGGTCGTTGTAGAATAGTTAACAAGTGACTAGTCGGTTTCCATTTGAATTCAATGTATGAACCAAACATACGACCCACTAATTTTTGATATCCAGCAAACATATCGTAAGTTGCTAGTCCGCCCATCATGCTACCTGACATCATGTAGGTGTTTGTATAGGCTAAGTTAAACGGTTCAAATAAAGTACCACCCGCACCAATTCCACTTCTTGAGCCAATAGCTCTACGAAATACTTGACGGACTTCGATAACTTCATCAGGCAATCTGTATTCATTTTGATCCTGTATAAGTTCTAGGAACAAATAGCTTTCTTCCACGGCATTTGGGCTACGTTGACGATAGCGTATAAGTGCGCGATCTAGTGCAGTTTCGTAGTGGATAGGATCTAATTCCACTTCGACCATTTGATCACCCAACATTAAACGCACATAGTCGAAAACTTTGTTGCGTTCTAGGGTAGAATTTGACTGATTTGTTGGGGCTTGATCTTCCATTATTTGCTCTCCTTACATATTTAGCTAACGATAAATATCATTATGCCACGTTTATCCTTATTCAAACCAGAAAAAGGCCTCGACTATAAATTCATAGATCGACAGGCCAGCGAGATGTTCCAAGTTGGGGGCACAGATGTCTATATTCACAAGTACTTAGGCCCTGCGCTTAAGGACTCAGGAACTCTTGACCAACCTGCTTACACTCAGCAAAATGTGACAAATATTCAAGATTTGTTATTTTTAGAAAATCGTGACAGAAAATACGATACTGAAATTTACAGAATTCGTGGCATTTATAATGTACAAAATGTGGACTTTAACCTAAGTCAATTTGGCTTGTTTATTGACAACGACACATTGTACATGACTGTACATATTAACGATATTATCAACACTATTGGACGTAAACCTATCAGCGGTGACGTTATGGAGTTACCACACTTGCGTGATGACTTTGCTTTAAATGATTTTGACTTTAGCATGCCACGCTATTATGTAATTGAAGATGTGGGTCGTGCTAGTGAAGGTTTT